ACAAGTGACAACAAGATTATTGTGGCGACTTACGGTGTGGCCGCTGTGGGTATTAATATCCCCCGTATTTTTAATTTGGTTCTTTTGGAACCCGGAAAAAGCTTTGTTAGAGTTATACAAAGTATTGGGCGCGGTATTAGAAAAGCATCAGATAAGGATCATGTAGAGATCTGGGACTTGACCAGCAGTGCAAAATTTAGTAAGAAGCATCTTACTGCAAGAAAAAAGTTTTATGAAGATGCCGGCTATCCTTATAAAACAGAGAAAGTAAAATACCTATGAACATATTAACAGTAGACAACACGGCCTTTGAGCTAAACTCCTTGCCAGAGGAAGTAGAAGATCTACGCTATGGCGTACTGGATTGGAATGATCCAAAGAATGTGGACTATCATTTTGTTCCTTTGATTTTCATGGAAACATTTCATGCACCAGCCGCAGTATTAAAAATTGGCAACAGTATCATTCAAGTTCCTTTAGACTGGTACATTGTTATTGGTGAAAAGGATCACGGCGACTTGGAAATCGTTCCTATTATGAATATCAATGATCGGGGATTCAGTGCTTATGTATTCAATCCTATCAGCAGTTTTAGATTAGACTTTCAGCCCTTAGAAATTATTAATGTGTTTCAAGACATTCGCTGGTATACTCCTAAACTCAAACATGGGCATATTTTGTCTGTGCCATTAGAAAGCGGTAGCAAACCACAATGTGCTTACTTTGTCAAAGAAACAACTAAACTTCCGGAGATCCTGGCAGTTGAAAAGATGTATTAAATCTGTTATAATACACAATGGCAACTAAGAAAACAGCAAGTACAAATAGAGAGCCGCCTAAGTTGGATATGTTCAACAAGGTGCTACCCAATGCGGATCGTCGTGTTAAAGGATTTTACGAAACTCTCAACGACGAAGAACGTAAAGCATTTGGTGCTTGGCTAGTTATGAGGTATCTAAGTAGCGTAGAAAGCTATACAAATGATATCATAGAACATTACTTAATTATGACCAATGACATTCTTAATGTTAACTTCAGCGACATTAAGGATGAAGAATTTAAGTGGTTACTGATGAGTGTAATTGGATGCGGACAAAGTGTTAAGCATCCTTACATATCGCCTAGCGGTGGAAAAAAGAAAAAGAAGAATGCGTTTAGATCTTGGTTGAGAGATTTACATCCGCATTTGGACGATCAAGAGTTGGATATTTGGATCGGCAACTTGGATAAAAAATCCGCAAAGGATATGTTAGAACAGTACCATGTTAAAGACAAAGACGTTATCGCTAGTGCCAATGACTTATAAATGTAGATATTGTAATAAAGACTTTGTTAGAGAAAATACGCTAATGTCTCACTTATGTGAGAAGAAACGTAGGATGATTGACAAGGATCTAAAACAAAATCGTATTGCTTATCAAAGTTGGCTAGTGTTTAGAAGGCTGAGTATTGCTAATATCAAAAACGATAAACCCTACGACGACTTTATCGATAATAGATATTACACTGACTTTATGAAGTTAGCCAAACATATCATTGACTTGAACTTGGATAAACCAGAAGAGTTTGTTAAATTTATTATCATGCAAAGCGTAAAGATGAGTGACTGGTGTAAAGCAGTTGTTTATGAAACTTATGTTAAAGATAGAACTAAAAAAGAAACTGTAGAGCGAGCAATCGAACGAAGTTTGTTAAATATGAAAGCATGGGCAGAAAAGACCGGATATAGTTGGTGTGAATACTTTGCTAGAGTCAGCACAGTAGACGCAGTACAAGATATCAGAATGGGTCGTATTAGTCCGTGGTGTACCTTTGCTACTGATCAAGGTAGTAGATTAATTGATAGGCTTGAACCAGGACAGATTCAAGCATTGATAGATTACATTGAACCACAACAGTGGAAAATCAAAGTAAAACGTCAGCAGTCTGATGCTGATTGGGTACAGGAAGTTTTTAACAAGGCGGAAATAGTATGAATCAATATAGTAGACAACGAGCTTCTTTGCTTAGACCTAAACCAACAAAAGAAAGTTCGGCTAGGATTATTAACAATATGGTTGAAATGGAAATCAATGGCGAACGTGTTGTTGTACCAACAGCTGAAGCATATCAAAATTTGTTAAAAAAGGTTGCTATACTAGAACAACGATTGTATACTACTGATAATAAAGCCAATCGTGCTGTTAGAAAAAATAACAATGAATGAAAAAGAACAATTACAGGAAGTTTATAATCAACTATTGTTGGCTGTATCAGAACTAGTACAAGAATACGATCCTTTGATGATTGCTGCAATAATGATGACACAATCATTGAGTATGTATAAAACTGCCTTAAATGATGTAGAGTTTGACTTGATGGTTGATAGCATATTAAGTCAAAAAGATAAAGTTAAAAGATTTTCACCACCGGAGAAATTACATTGAGTACAGACGTCGACATAGACTTTGCCAACAGAGAACAAGTGTTAAAGCTACTAGAGCATGTTCCTGCTATGCAGCAAGACGGAGTTAAACAACGTAAACATAATACAGGGGTATACTTCCACCGAGTGCCTTTGAATCCGTTTACTGGATTATGTACACTAGATTATAAACAAGCAGAAGACACTGGTTGGTTTAAAATTGACTTGCTGAATGTTGGTATCTATAATGACTTTACTAGCAATGAACAGATCGATGAGCTATTAGAAAAAGAACCTATGTGGGAATTGTTGGAACATAGAGAAGTTATCCAACAATTATTCCATATCCACAATCATAGTGATACGGTTATTAGAATGAAGCCACGTAGCATTGAACAACTGGCTATGGTACTGGCAGTTATTCGTCCAGGCAAAAAACATTTGATAGGTAGAACGTGGGCAGAGATTGCTAGAGAAGTTTGGACTAAGACTGATGATGTTTATAGTTTTAAGCGTAGTCACGCAATTGGTTATGCGGCAGCTATTGTATTACAACTTAATCATTTATCCAACGGTGTTGATAGTAGCCAAGCCTAACAAGCTCAGTGTTTTAATATAAAACCAGCCTATATCAAATTCAAACCAACGTCTACTTAATCTAGCACTGGCAGGACTTAAATGATGGTTGTTGTGTAATTCTTCGCCGCCGATTACAATTCCAAGGAACGATAAGTTTTTTGATTGATCTTTGGTTTCTCCATTTCGATATCCTAACCAATGACCTAATCCATTGATAACACCTGCAGCCCAAAATGGTATCCATATCATTTGAATACCCCATATTAAGATTCCCCATACGCCAAACACTAATACGTTAATTAATAGCATAATTAAAATACCAACACGACTATGTTTAGTGTAGACATTATTTTCTAACCAATCGTCAGGAGTACCACGTCCAAAGTTAGATACCATCTTAGTATTTTTACTAGCTTCGTGATATAAACCTGCCCCACGAAACAACACACGCCAAATGCCATAGACATGCGGACTATGTGGATCACCTTCTACATCAGTTGTACTATGATGTTTACGATGAATAGCGACCCATTGCTTGGTAACCATGCCTGTGGTCAGCCACAACCATAATCTAAAAAAGTGATTAATTACAGGGTGAAATGTAACTGATTTATGTGCTTGGCTTCTATGTAAAAAGCAAGTAACAGCAACGATGGTGATATGAGTTAAGATAAGAGTGTATATTATTTCGGACATAATATACTTATCTTAAAGTTTTTGGATGAGTTGAACTTGACGTCTTTTGATTCGTTTGGTAATGATATTTTGAAGGCTAACAGCTTCTCCGTGTATTATTTCAAAATCTTTGATATTATACGTTCGTAAACAGTAACTAAACCTTTTAAATTTTGGTCCAATTACTAAGTTAATGGGCAGTTGTCTATTGCTACCCCACCACCATTCTTCTCCACATTCTATAAATTCTTGTTTATCTTCTGTACAGTTTAGTACACTGAAAACGTAAATGCTGGCCAAGGTGGTGGTATAGTTCTGTATAATGCCTACAATTTCTTCGCCACCTGTCGTACATAGGCTAAGAAAGGGGAATTTCTCTAATATTTCTTTATGATCTGCCATCGGTAATATTTAGCAGTCAATTCAATTCAATTAAAATTAAATAAATATAACTATGAGCGAT